AGGGCAGGTAAATGATAAAAGGTCCATGGTATGTATTGTACCACGGACCTTTTGACTTGTATATTTGATAATTGTTTTTGCGATTGTCGAATGATGATGTCAAAACTGTAGAACGCAATTGTCAAAACGGAGTGTCATTGAGATTTCCATTGGGCCGCCGTCTTCGTAGGTGACCTCGCCGAAGTTTGCCTCTGTGATGAAGGCACCTTTGATGTCCCATAGTTCTACTACGGTGCCGACGGGGTCGAGCATTTTGAGCTGAATGTCGCGCTTGTAGAAGTCTGCGTAACCTGAACGACCGGAGACGGATTCAAAGTGAGTACGGACCCACTCCATGACCTGTTGAGCTCCTGAAGGAGCAATTGGATCGTGAAGTGTAACCGCGATGGTTCCGAATGTAGTCTTACCTGCAAGGTAACGGCGACTGTTGATGAAAGGAACCTCAACCTCTTCGGTTGAAATCGTTGGACGAGATGTCGTCTTGATGATGTATGCGTCAATACCCTCGATCATGAGCACCCATCGGTTCTTGCGCTTTGGCTCGAACTTGTTGGGAATCATTGATGATACGTCTAATGTCTCTGCGGCCATGGTCTTATTCTCCTGTCACCTTTTTTTAAGTATCTCTATCGATTTAAAGTTAGTGTCAAAAATTTGGTCTTTAGAATATTCTCGATAAATCTTTGAAGATAACCACATTTAATTTATCGAGAATATTCTTGTTCCCTCACTGCACCTGCTGGAGGTTGTTTGCAACGACGAAGTCGAGGCTGACGAACTCGACGCTCTTTGTTGGCTGAACGAAGATCTTTCCTCTAACAGTGTTGTTCTCCACGTCTGTCTGCGTCGTTGTCGAAGAATCGATGATGACGCGGAATCTCTCGAGACCTGCGAGAGCCTGAATCCTTTGAAGACGAGGTGTGACTGCCGCAGAGAACCTTGCGAGCGTCGCTTCGCGGTTTGGCTCGAAGATGATTGTCTGCGCGATTTCACGAACCTGACGACGAATCTCAATGAGGAGACGACGTACGTTGACTCGATCAAGAGAAGAAGCTGCGAGTTGGAGTGTCTTTTGTCCCCAGACGACGAGTCCTGAAGAAGGATTGAGACCAGACTTTGGAGCACCGACGAATGCAATCAATGGGTTGATACGCTCGTTGTAGAGAGAGTCAAGGTCTTCATCCTTGAGTCTGACGCGAGCTTCAAGAGCGGCCTGAGGAAGCGCACCACGAGTGAAGCCAGCAGGAGCGAACCAAGGATGTCCAACTGCGTCGTTCAAAGAAAGAGCTCCAAGAACGAGGACCGATGGAGGAACCAGCAAGTTGCTTGCGTCAGGCGCCGAGTAAAGAACGTCTGGGAAGTAAGCAGCTGCGAAGCTCGAATCAAGGTTACGATCTTTGAAGCTTGACACAGTGTTAGAGACAGAAGTGATTTGAGCGTCTGAACGAACCTCAAAGTCTGCGTCTGTGCCGTCCTCTGTGTACTGTTCGATATCCATGATATAAAGAGCGTCAAATCTATCTTCTACAGCGATAGTCGCGTAGTCTGTGATGATAGGATGACGTGCACCTGGTATAGCAAGTATCTGGATATCGATGTTGGTCGTGTTCTTCATGATGTCAATCGCCTTGGTGTAAGCCTTAACGTTTGGTCCATCGCTGAGAAGACGTCCGCTTCCATATACCATATCAGAAGATACAGCACTATTCGTTAGGTTGGCCTCGTCGGAGTCGAAGATGTTGACGCCGTTGAATCCGCCCTGAAGAAGAAGAGTGAACTTGGCGTATTGTCTGTTCGCTGTATCAACAAGATCTCCAACCTGGAATGCTCGAGTCTTCGCAACATCATCTGCAGCGATAGAATCCTTACGTACGTAAGCTGCATCCTTCCATGCTAGAGAATCTGCTCTTGTATTGGATCCTGTAACAACTTGAATATTTTCTAAGCTGAAAATATTGTTGCAGAACCTGTCCGCGTCGATGACGCCATTTGCTGCAGTGTCAGCTGCTCCTGTGTTATCACCCGCTACGACAGGCATCGTAGCCGTCGCAAAGTCTGGGAAATACTTTGCAAAAGAGAGCAGAGACTTGTTCGCAACGATGCCAGCATTTGGCTTCGATATATTCTCGACCTGTTCAAACTGAGCTCCCCAGTAGAACTTAGAGTTTGCTGTTTCCGTTGCCGAACCAACGGTTCCATCTGTAATCTTCTTGCGGAATGGAAGCGGAGGAGTAACTGCCTTACGAAGAATGTTCTTGTCTAAAGAACCTCCTGATTGTCCAGATAGGCCTCCAACGACGTCAGGAAGTTGGGCGAAGACTGCAGACCCTGAAGTCACAAGATGCTGAACACCTCTAAACCCAACTGGTAAAGCTGTTGAATCAACAAACCCGTTCTCAATGTCTGCATGAACCTCTACTCTGACGTAGTTTGAACGATTTGGATAGTTTCCATCGACAACGACTTTTTGCTCTTCAACATTACGATCAAAGTCAAAGTAAATATTTGCATCACCAATCACCTTAGCGATGTAACGGTTGGAAGTTGGATTAAGATCGCAGACAAAGCTTTCGTTGCTTGCGATAAGAGATTGTGCAGTGTCTCTATCTGCCCATTTTCTTATCTTTACTGTGAAAGAGCCATAACGATTGTTTGGATCATTGGAAGGAGTTATGTTTTCAATAGAAATCTTGTAAAGATTAGAAACGTCTTGTCCTGCGTCTAAAGCGTGGAACTTAAATAGGTTTGCCGCCTTTCCACCGAACTTTTGAGAAATAATCCATGGTGACTTTGCGTAAGCGAATCGATCTTCAAAACTCTCAAAGTTTGGAACGGTAATCGATGATGTGTCACGTCCAAGAGAAGAAGTTAAGAGGAACGCGGATGTCTCTGTTCCAGCCTTTCCAGCTGACGAAAGTGCAGATGCGCCATGAGATCCTGAAATAACTCCTGACCCTGTCACAGACGCAAGAGATGTGCTGACGTCCCAATTTGCATAAAGATAATGTCCTGCTTCTTGAAGTTTGAATGGGTCTCTGTTAAGAACATTCGCAAAATAATTGTTTGAAGAAGGATCAAACGAAGCAGTAACAACATTTGGATAATTCGAGTCTGTTCCTTTGTGCCCATTCAAAAGAAGAACGAAATCTTGCTTTACGACAGAATTTTCGGAAAGAATGACTGAACCGATTGTCGCTCCACGTGGAGAAGCAGAGTCTGATCCAATTTGAGTCGAAGAAGGAGCAGCGCTGATCGCACCCGGTAATGATGAAGAAAGTCTCACAAGAACGCCGGATGCTGCCATGAGCATGCCACGAATGATTGGTGCAGCTGTGGTCTGTCCTGGCGTCTGAAGTCCTGCGTCACTTAGATAAGTTGAGCCAACTGACTCTGACATGTAGCAGCCCAAGAAATATGTCTTTCCTAATTTGCCATTATTGTTTGCATAAGGATTAGAATCGAGTTTTCCAAGGGTACCACTGGGCTGCTGTTCACCAACGACGAAGCCCGAGTTGGTAACAGATCCAGGATAATCTCCGTTTTGACGAGCTAAACCGTCTCCAACACCAAGGACGCGGAGGTAAGTTGCAGCCTGAGCATTTCGTAACCACTCAAGAACAGCGAGGGGTCCAAAGTGCTTGCTGTCAACGGTTCCAAATTTTGCCTGGAAGTCCGACAGTAAGCCAACAGTCACCGGTACGAAAGCGGGTCCCTTATTGGCTGTACCAATAACACCTGCTGGTATACCGACTGGTTGCTGTACAAGTGGACCCGAGACATCTATTTCATTTGCTGTTACGCCTGCTGCGCCTAGTTTTAGCTGTGCCATCTACGATGCTCCGTTCTCTGCTAACTTAACTATATCGTTCATTTCAAATTTCTCACACGAACTGGACACCCGAGTTCGTGACGATGAAGTCGATCGCAATGTATTCGATTGATCTTGTTGGAACAACCACGATACGACCGTTGAGACGGTTGAGATCGATGTCTTCTTGTGTATTGTTTGTTTCGTTCATCACGACCTGGAAGGCTTCAATACCTGCTTGCGTCTGAATGAGACCGAGCTGGAAGACCGCGTCTGAAACGAAACGGTTACGAACCGCTGGCGTGTTCTGTTCAAACACAATACGGTTTGCAATTCCAATTATTGTTCTCTTCACTTCAAGGAGGAGTCGACGGACGTTAACACGATCTAGAGCAGATTTGCTAACCTGTAGCGTCTTTTGACCATAGATCACGAATCCAAGACGTGGGAATGTTGCGATTGGATTGATACGTGAATCATATAGACGGTCTCTGTCTGACACGTTAAGACGAACAGAAACATTTGTCACGAAGTCCAATGCAGCTCTGTTAAAGCCGGCAGGTGCAAACCATGGATAAGAAACGCGGTCGTTAAACCCAAGAGCTCCAAGCGCTGCGACTGAAGCAGGAACCTTCACACGACGAACGTTGGTCGCATCGTCAATAAAGACATCTGGGAAGTACGTTGCAACATAGTTGTTGTCTAATGATCTCTCATCGAATGAATTGACTGTCTCATTAATGCTTGGTTTAGAAGTTGAATCATCGTATAAGCGAAGTCCATTGTCATCATATGACGGGATGTCCATCAAATGAAGAGCAAGACCATAATCACGAACCTTCTTTGAAGTAAGATCGTTGATGTATGGCTCACGAATACCGGGTATTGAAAGAGTGTTAATTCCAACTGAGAAAGTATCTGTCATAATATCAACTGCGGCATTATAAGAAGCAACACCGTTATTTTCAATTCCAACGCCAGAAGGTGCCGAGCCGAAGCCAGATGCAGAATATGTAGAAGCCGCGCCGCCAGTAGGCGCTCCAAACGTTGCGTCAAATGAAACTGACTTGTCATTAAGACGTCGAGCATCTCTATCCAAGTAGTTCACACCATCAAATCCACCATGCATGAAAGTTGTAAACTTCGTATATTGCGAAAATTTATTAAAGCTTGCTGCAGATGTCTTAGCAAGAAGAGTAGCTAAAGTGACTCTACCAGAAATTACGCCGTCAGAGACCGTGTAATCAGTTGAATCTGGCACTGCATTTCTAATATATGCGGTTTCTTTCATATGGGCTGCAGCAGAACCTGTAACATCATTTACTGATGTGTTTCTTAATGCAACCTTTGAAAGGCTGAACTTGTTATTGTTGAATGCGTCAACATTTGATCCAGTGTGAAGTGCATCGAGCTTTTCAATACCCATGAACGTTGTTAAAGAATCAATGAGGTTGTTCTTTTCAGATATTACGTTCGGATTAAGGACTTCATTATCAAGTAAAGAAGCGTTACGTTCAAACTTCACACCCCAGTACAGCGAAGACATTGTAACTTCCTTGGATCCCGGTGCACCGGCGACAGTTGATGTCGTCGAAACCTCTCCACGAGTCACTTTATAACGATATGGAATAGGTGGAAGAACAGACCCTGAAAGAAGATGTGTTCCAACATTTGTAAGACCTGTTCCTGCAAGACGAGAAGCTGCTGGTAAAGCTGCTAACGCGTTGACGTTGTTGTTTGTCTTGAGGAGAGACGGTCCGTGGAAACCAAACGGAAGAGCCGTTTCAGGAACGAGCTTCTTTTCTACCGAATCCGCCATCACAACTCTAACGTATCTTGACTTATTGTCATACTTTCCAGATGAGATGAGTCTACGTTCACGAGGATCAATGGCATCAAAATGATAAGATACCTTACGATCGCCAATAAGCTTAGCGATGTAGTTATCAGAATCAGGATCTAGAGAGCAGTTTGTGAACTGTTCGATAATAACAGGTGTTATATCGCTGTCGCTCCATTCGCGAATTTGAATATTGAACGTTCCGTACTTATTAGATTCGTCGGCAGATGCCTTAACATTTGCGATAGAGATCTTGTAGAGCTTATTAGCATATTCACCATCGTCAAGTGCCTCAAGCTTGAAAAGATCATATTCAACTTTTCCGAATGGTTGAGAAATAAAGAATGGGGTCTGAGGCGCCTTAAATCTTGTGTTGTAAGAGCCAAAGATCTCACGATAGGTAAGGGATGGATCTCCAGAAGAAGAATCTGTTAAAGAAGATCCAGACAACAACGCAACGTAGTTGCTGACAGCAACAGAAGCGACCTGATCATCGACTGCAAAGTCTGCTGCAAGATAGTGCTGGCTTGTGTAGAATTTATCTGGATCGCTATTAAGAACCTTTCCAAAATAATCGCTGGAAGAAGGGTCAAATGAAGCAGTGAGGATCTTGACTCCTGGTTTACCCTCATCATTGGAGAATGTCGATCCAAGAGAAGAAGATATAAGGATCTTGATTTTTGCTTTTCCATTAATAGACTTTGCTTGCGCTTCATCATCTATTAAGCCAACCGTACCCAACGCAGGAGCAGCTTCATCACCGTCAAGCACAAATAGACGTGCTGTATTTGGAATCATCACCATTCCGCGAATTAGGTTAACTTCGCTACCAGCTGATATACCTGGGAACGTGTCGTTATCGCTAAAAACGGGCATTCCGTAAGCTTCGTTCGCAGAGACCGTATGCTGAGCAGCTATGAATTGAACGACCTTTGTGTGTCTGCTATCCGCTGAAGCTGCTGTTCCAGGAAGAGAAAAACCTGCGCTTTTTACTGTTCCTTTCGCTGCAGTCACATCAAAATCGTTGATTGAAGAATTTGCTCCAGCGCCGAGGACCCTGAGATAGGTCAACGACGCACGATTCTTCAAGTATTCATTTGCAGCGTATGGTCCAAAGTGTTTGGGGTCTAGATTTCCGAACGTAGAAACAAACTCATCAAAGTTTGCAACCGTAACAGGAACAAAAGCTGGTCCTTTGTTTGCTGGTCCGATCACGCCCGCGGGTGTACCAACTGGTCCACCAACCACGGGGGCTGAAAGGTCAATTTCACGTTCATAAAAATTGGGAGATCTAAAAATCTGCTCGGCCATCACGGTTCTCCTTCGAAATCGAAATTCAAGCAATAAATATCTCGTAAAAAGAGATAAATCAAAATATTATTTTTTAAACTTAGGATTTGTCAGGAATCATAAGCTTTAACCCGGCAAGGTCAAGAGAAGAATAGACTGTTTCACCAGTCGATGGGTTGGTGTTAACAACTTTCACGTATTTAGTTTCATTTCCAATTGTTATTTTTTTATAAACACTCGGATTAATACCTCTAGGGTATCCTGTTAGAGCAGGGTCATTTTGATCAACATTCTCTTTTGCATTTGAAGGTTGTATTACCTGCTGCCTCCAACCTGGTCTTCTTTGATCATCTTTAACATTTTCTTTTTCATCTAATGGCAGAGTAGGATCATCACTTCCAAGAACGTAGTTGTTGGAAACTTCTTCGGATCCAGCAACTTCTGTGACAGACACTGGAGAAATTGAAAAGTCTATTATTGGAGAAGACACATAGCGTTTTACTGGGATTGGGACTCCTGGAGATGCAGAAGCCCAAATATAAGCTGGCACTTTTAGAGTGATCGTACACTTTATGTACCTTTCAGACGCAGACATATCGTCAAAGTTAGTTTCAATTGCAAAATTTCCACCGTCAACAGTTGCAATAAACCAATATCCTTTTTCCGTTATCAATTTCCATGATTGAGCTTGCGGAAGAAAAGAAGACATAAACTTCTCTATGATCTGATTCATATGCTGCGTGTACTGCGTCCAAACAGTTATCTGATAAGATGCTGTATAAAACTGCGGAGAAGGTACGACTATTGTTTCAAATATGTTGTTTCTTTTGTTCGAAAGTAAAAAAGCATCATTTCTAGAAACCGAAGAATTTCCTAAATCTCCAGTGCTTCTAGCTGTCACTATTGAACCATCGACAGCGTTTGATTCTTCAACAGCAACATTTGTTTGGTTTAAAATAAAAAGACGGTTTATTAAGTTCTGATAATTTCTATCAGATGAATCTAACCTCCTTCTTACTACGATCTCTCCAGTCTGCTGATTTATACCTCTTTTTGAAATGTCATCAAGAGCTTGAGAAACACTTTCTCTCATGATTGTAACAAGAGGTAAAATTAAAGTGTTCGTCTTGTCACGAATCGGACGACCCTTCTTTAACATCGCCCATTTTTCTCCTGCAGCGAATATTACAGGAACTTTTTTTACGTCTGCAGAATCCTGCCCTGCAACCATCGGTTTGATTTCTTTATCAAACAGATTAAAAAGAGCGACATCTACGTCTTCTATTCCGCAAGAAGGAATAGAAAGGTCAGAACGTAATCCATCATATCCTGATTTTACGCCATGAACTCCATAATTTACGTCGTCTTTAGCATTAAACCTTGTTGTCATTATGGTCAATCCTCATCATAAAAAGCAGGGCCCACGCCAGTAGAATCTCCTTCATGAGAAACTTCTTTAGGTCCAGTCAAAGGAGGGTCTAGAACGCCATTCTTAACAAGATCTCTAACGTCTCCTGTTGGGTCTCCATTTACGTCTTTTTGTTCACCACGTTGTTGAACAAAAGTGTCTTGAACAGCGTCTGGGTCTGTATATCGAATGTCGGTTGGACCGACCAATGACGTGTCAAACAATCCTTGACGAGACTTGATTCCAACTATTTTTACGCCATCCTTATGCTCAGGCATACCGTAGATATTTCTCATGAAAGTACGATCAGTGATTTCATAAAAATTGTCACCGAAAGAAAAAAAGTCACCAATGTTAACGTTGATGTTTTTTTCCACAAGGTCTCTATGTTGAATATAGACTTCTATCTTATATTGAGCATCGACACCAAACTTATCGATCTTTGTTTCTGTTTGAAAATTATTGTCAACCAAAGCATCAATGATGATAGGATTGTCAAAGACTTTCTTTAATGCTTCATTATACACTTCGTGAGTTTTTGTCTTGATTTCAGAGATAGGGTAATAGATGATTTTTTGACCAATTACATCTTTAATAATCTCTTTTGTAATGTCACTAATAAAGTTGATCTCTCTTGGTGTTATGAATAAGCGCGCCATAATTTATCATCCAATTGTAATAGATTTACCAAGAGGCATCGGAATATACCGCAGTTGCTTGTTAAGATTCTCTGCAGCGAGAGCATCCTGCTCAAGAAGTTTAGCGTGAGTAAGACTGGCTAAAAATTCTTTCATCTGCGTTATTAGCTTTTCTTTGTCATCACGTCCAGTGCTTACTAAGCTTTCGCCATTTAGCTGTAAGTCTGCATTTGGAATCGGTATGCTTTGAAACTTTGACCTGATTAATCCAAGCAATTCTCTAGCCAAAGCTAAAGCATATTGACGTATCCATTGACGACCTGGCTGGTTTATCGTCGTATACGGTATGTTTCCTAATGGAAAAGAATTCGGTCCAGAAATACCGTAAATCGAATCGTCTGAATACGCGCTTGGGTTCAGCGGGTTCGTTGGAGGCATAACGTTAACATATAGTCTACCTGTCTGCAGGTCTGTAGATGGTACAGGATAAATCTTTAAATTTGACCCTAGTACTTCATAGCTGTAATTTGAACGACGCACTCTAAACGCCGATTCGAGCATTCCGCGGCGGAGGACATCTTCGAATATTGGCAAAACATAAAAGATCGTCGAGTTTACGTAAGACTCGTAATTAAAGTTTGTAGCTAAAAAGTTTGTTACGTTCGAAGCGTTCAACAAAAAATGCTGAGCTGCTAACGGTTCAAAATGAAAAACTTCTACAATTTTTAGCTTTCCTTTAGATCCAGAAGGAAGGGAATTATACACTACGTTGCTGTTTTTTACATCTTTTAACTCTGAATAGATGTTGTAGTCTTGACGACCCATTTCAAGATCAAAATACCCAAGAGTTGCGTTATTAGAGCCCCCTATAAAAGCCTCTGCCGCGTAAGGTTCTGCTTTACGAAGAAGAAACTCAAGAGATTGTCTTGCGTACTTGTTCGTAAAATCGTTTGATCCAGTCGGAAGACCAAGAACATTGGTCAATTCAGAAGTTATCTTTGTTTCATGGATTAAACGACTGTATTCGCAGCATGCTTCTTCAAAGCATGCCCAAATTTCTTTTCTAGTTAGCTCGACAGACAGAACATCGTCTCCAAGCTTTCGTTTAACAAATGTGACCATTGCGTCGGCTTCTGCCTGAAAAATTGAATCAGAATCAAAAAAGCCAAATGGTGTCGGATTAATAGTGCTATTGAAGCTGGGCATGTCCGCTCCTCTAGCAGATAAGTATTCTTAATCTAGGATATAATCCTAGACGAATTTATCTAAATTTGAATTGAAAATAGATCAGCCTTTTTTTGAGGCTTGGCTGATTAAAATCTCACGTATTAATTTTTTTAAAATTAATAAGTTTTCTTCTATTTCTTCTTCCTCTATCTTATCTTCTATCTTATCTTCTTCATCGTCTTTTTGCTGAGAATTTCTGATTAATGATCTTCCAGCGCTTGGAGGACGATATCCAAATTGGTTCATGCAGTTAAGTATCAATCACATTCCAGAGATAATAGCTTGAACTGCAGTCGCTACTCTTTCTTGAAGATCTTTCGGAAGAGCAGAAAGCAAAACATAAATTTCTGGCTTAAGATAAGAAGAAGGGGTTCCTCCTTCGACAAATCCTTCAATCATATGAACTCCAACTCTTAACGTAAGAGGAGGAAGGGCAGGACGATCTTGAATAATTGGTTGATATAAATCTACTTTTTGCATCATCATCCTTTCAAAAGGTTTGAATTTGTTTTTAGGGTTTCATTCAAAGAATGAAATTTTTCACGAAGTATGGTTAATTGTTCTTGAAGGCTTGAAACATCTCGACCTTGAGAACAGCACTCTTCAATCGTCATTTCTAAATTAACAATTTGAAACAATAATTCTTCTGTGGTTGCTGACATATTTTATTTTTCGTCCTTCAAAGAAGTAGGCGTTGGGTATAGACCATCGTTTATTGGCTCTTTGATCAGCTTAAGTTGATCTTCTAGAGCGTTTAACTTTTCTTTTTCTTTTTTCATCCAATGAGAAAATTTCGATTGATTGCTTGAATCATCTATGATTGTCAAAGCTTCAAGGATAACAGACTCCATCTTGATTTTTACTTCTTTAGCTTCGATAGAAGCTATTGAAGTTATGCTGTTATACACAGCTAAAAATTGTTCTGGGTTCAATTGCACGTTCATGTTTCAACCTCTACTTCATACGTTTGATCAAGAGCGATCAAATTCGTCCACTTCTTAGGAAATTTTTGAACAGCGAACTCTACACGTCCATCAGCGCAATCTATACTAATTGATTTTCCTTTTCTTACGACTTGCGTCACATCAGAAAAGATTTCATATCCATCATCAAGTTCGATATCAACACCAAAAGTGACGCCATGAGTAAACTTCAACGTTCTTTTATCTTCTTGGTATTCTACCCTGACAGGGTCTAAGTCTAATAAGTCTTTTGAACTAAGACAATTCTCTGATTGCTTTTCTTCTTCTTCTTTCCACGAACAATCTTCTTCAAGACTTTCTTCAGAATGAGAAATGACAAAAGAGTCATAACCATCTAAGTCTGGAAAAACATGAAGACAAACTTTCTGATAAAGAGAATTTAAACGCTCGTTTAAATCCAAATCCGTTCCAATTCCACCAGAAGCTTTTAAGTGAAAAAGAACCTGCAGCAAAAATGTTATTTCAGAATAATTCAGCTTCATACTTTCTCCTTAATTGCTTATGGCCAAAACCCTTAAAAAGTTTTGGCCATAAAGCTTTTTTTATATCACCAAGACTTATCAATCTGACGATAATGCTTTTGAAGTAGACGATAAAGTGTGCGGGCTTCTCGACCATCAAATTGAACAACTTGGTTGTCAGGAAAATCGATGAATAGACTCGTTGAATCAGTCCTTGTGTTTGTACTCACTGCAGCTGTAAAAGTTGACTCGTCACGACGAGTCGTCTCTGTACGAAGCTTACCAGTACGATCAAGACGAGTACGAATAGATGCGTTACGATTCTGTGGAATATGCTTACGATTCTTACGTGTCTTCATAAAATAACCTCCATTTTACGAAAGCATTTTTATTAAGCTTCCGTTATTATGGAATAACAATATTCTAAAAATGACGTAGTGTACAAACAACAATTTTTAAAATTGATCAGCCTAAAGCTTTTGCTACTTTTCCGGTCTCTGTAGACGAAGTTTTTTCTTCGCTCATCATCTTAGAAACAACAGACATAATCTGTGGCCAGTACTGTCCCAATTGACTTGAATTTATGTTGGCTGCTTTTGAGTCAATATCGTCAATAATTCCTGCAAGGGTTTTCAAATTCTTTGAAAACCCAGCCAAAGAAGTAGGCGAATTCTTAGATAAATCATTTAGTTGTTTTTTTTGCTGATCTGTAAGACTACTCGCGCTGTCTTCTGAAGAGACTGCCGCGGGATCTTTTTCTGCTTCGACTACTTGGCTCTCTAATTCTTCCCTAATGATCTTACGTAATTGTGACTCTGTGATCTTCATACTTCTAATTATATTACAGAATAAAAAGTTATTTTTTCTTACGAGTCGATTTGATTTGAGACACAAGATTAATCATTTTATCAACTTCAGTGATAGAAGACTCCAATTTTGACTCTAACGACAAAACTGAAATTGGGACTACACCATTCCCGTCTACGCCTGATATTCTCCAAGTCTTTACGGATCTCAGCATGTTTTCAAGTTCACCTTTAACTCGAAAAAGATATGCACCCACGTCCGTCGGTTTTAACACTGGTCCGGTCAACATGCCCCTCATCTATAAGTATTTACGATAAAAGGCAAATTTAAGGAATTAAGGTGTTATCTGTATCAGAGTCTGTATCAAAAACAGTCTTATAGGAAGAGTTAGGACGTTTGTGCTTTAACGTTTTTAGAGTGACTCTTCTTGTTTCAACTTCATCGTTTGGTACAATTTTTTTAGTAGCCTTTAAGTCAGGTTTGTTGTCTTTAGTAGGCTCTAATCCAGGCTGGTAATACTTTTCCCAAACTTCTTTTGTGAAACCGTAATCTAAGAGAACCACTCGACCATCCGCGGATTTGCCCCAGTGTTCAACTATCGCGATGTCTCCTATCAACAGATCTGTAGAATTCATCGTGTTGACAGTGTTCATGACCAGCGGATTATCTGTCTCTAACCTTCCTGCTTTAACGTCTTTTACATCGTAAATAAAATCATCAAAGCTGATCCCAGCTGCAATTTCAAAGTCTCTTTCGGACTTAAA